AGTTGGTACCAGAGAGTGACATTTTTCAGCGGAGGGTGATTTTCTGTGATCATGCCTTTGAGCTGGAGTGATGCATGAGTAAGTGGCTCCGGTGGTTCCATCTCACGTCGATCTTCGTATGGTCTGGTTTACTCGTACCTACGGTCCTGTGGTGGAAAGATTCGATCTTGTGGGTGGCGATCATGTCGGTCTATGCGATCGTGATCTCCCATTGGGGTGCGTACCAGGGCGCGCGCGCAGAGCGAGAAGCGGGGAATGATGAAGATCACAAAGACTGATGTGTTCTGGTGGGTCGTCCTCGCTGTAGCCCTCGTAGTGATCATAACCGGCTGTTTGGCCATGGTGACCAAAAGTAGCGCCACCTATGACGAGTCGAAGCATAGGGCTGAGATCACGAGGATTTACCCGTCCGTGCGGTGGTCGGAGTACCGGGACGCTGCTCGGGAGATCTGTCGGCTCGATGACTCGGAATTCGGCTACGTGGCCGCTCTGGCGACCAGCGATGGCCCTCAGGCTGCCTTGGCGTTCTCGATCAACGTCGAATATTTGTGCCCAAACAGGCTAAAAAGTGACTTTTAAGCGTCAAAAGGGCTGAAAAGAGGCGAAAATGCCCCGAAAAGGGTCAAGATCCGTAAAGAAGCTTCCAGGGACCGCCGTGGACCCCCGGAACGGCGGAAAGGCGACCCTGAGCATCGTTCCCGGCGAGAGAAGTCCTCTGTACTTCGATCCTCCCAAGCCTGTCGGGGCGGAAGCGGCGAAGCAATGGGCCGACTATTGGGAAGATTCGGTGAGCATGCTCATCACCCCGGCGGACAAGGCGCTCCTGATCCGATGGATCGAGAACGTCGATCGGTACTTCACGATCATGCGAGCTGCCGATCAGAATCCCATCGCCCGGGGCTCGACGCACAACGATGTCGCGAATCCGCTCTACTCTCTCGGGACGAAACTCGAAGCGGAGATCACAAAAGCAGAAGCTCAGCTTGGGATCGGACCCAAGAACCGGGCGGCTCTGGGGATCGCGGTACTGTCGGAGAAGAGATCACTTCAAGATCTGAACCGCGATTACGAGCCAGAGGACGACTCAGGTGGCGACGACGAAGATCCCCGTCTCAAGATCATTCGTGGCACGGCCGAATGACGCGGAGACCTGCCAGCGTTGCGGCTGGTCCTCCGAGGGCGGGCTATGGCCGACGCACGGTCCGGCCGGAGTCCGATGGATCGAGAAAAATCTGATCTTGGCGGATGGCGACTTCTACGGGATGCCGTTCAAGCTCCGAGAAGACCAGAAGCTCTTTCTTTATCGCTGGTATGAGTACTGCCCGAACTGTCTCCAGTGGCGATACTCCAAGGCCCTCCGGCTGGCGGCCACGGGGGATGGCAAGACCCAATTCATGGGCTCGATCGTGTGCCTAGAGTTCGCCGGTCCTCCTCAGTTCGTCCCCACGTCTCCGATCGTGGCCATCGCGGCGGCGTCGTTCGAGCAAGCTGATCTCCTTTTCGGCGCGGTGGCGACCATGCTGGGGGGCCCTGATCCTGATACGTCGGTCGCGCCGCTGGCGGGATTCTTCAACATCTTCGACACCGAGATCACGTTCGCCGATGGCCGACCCGGCAAGATCCACCGTGTTGCCGCCGTGGCCGGAACCAACGAGGGCGGACTTCCCCATCTGTTCGTCTGTGACGAGTTGCACGAGTGGGGGGACGTCGGCGACGGCAAGCGCGCTCGGGTGCACGTCGTGATCGGCAAGAGCACCAACAAGCGGAATACCGAGCATGGCTCTGGCCGGATTATCAACATCTCTACGGCGGGCTTCGACAAGCGACACTCTCTGCTCGGCGTGATGTACGTCCAAGCCAAGAAAGTGATCAAGAGTCCTGGTCTGGCCCCTCGTTTCCTGGTGGACATCCATGAGGCTCCGGAAGGGCTCGACTTCGAGAAGCCGGAACATCGAGCCATTGCGGTGCGAGCAGCGAGCAAGGGGGCTGATCTTCAGTGGTCGGTCTCGGACCGCGTGGCTGAGTGGGACGACCCGACCGTTCCCCATCATGAGTGGATCAGGTATTACGCGAATTGCTGGCCGGACCTGAATGAAGAGTCATGGCTGAAGGATCATCCTGGAGCCTGGTCGAAGTGTGAGGGGGCATGGGAGTCCGACCCTGCCAATCCCTTCGTGCTGTCGGTGGACATGGCCTTGAAGCACGACTCCGTAAGCGTGGTCCGCGTAGAGCTGTTGCCCGATGGACGGCATGCCGCCACGTGCCGAATCTGGGAGGCCAGGAACCACGGCGGGATCATCCCTCATGATGAAGTCTGGGAGTACATTAACGATCAGGCGCGCGGGCTGGGCTTCCAAGCTGTCGTCTATGACCCCCGGTACTTTGAGGTACCGGCTCGACTCCTGGAACAAAAGAACATCCCAGTCCTTCAGTTCGATCAATCCCCGACGCGCATGGGACCGGCGTGCGGCGGCACATTCGAGCGGATCATCGCCCAGAAGATCGTTCATAACGGTGACGTGGATTTCGGCACGCACGTCAAGGGCGCGGTCGCGGTCCCCCAGGAGCGTGGCTTCACCCTCCGCAAGTCGAAAAGCAAGACCCACATCGACTCTGCGGTGGCGCTGTGCATGGGGTCGTGGACTCTTGATGCGCTTCTGGATGAGATCGACACTGGACCGATGATGCTGGAAGGTCCGCTCTACGGTGGCTCGATGTAGTTGCCACGGTGTCAAGGCCATATGCCCCTGTACGGCTCTGAGAGCCATTCTCCCGGGCGTAGGGTCTTCTCCGGTACCCTCTATCCAGACTCGGACGATCAAGGCATTCGAGTCTGTGACCAGCAAAAATGGGCCGATCAGAGATCCTTGATCAAGCTCATTCGGCGGTTCTTCGTCGTTCACTTTGACTCTTACTCGTCACTCCCCGTATCCTTCGCTTCGTGATCACAAGGGGGACTCTGTGACCGTGGCGACACTGGTCCAAGGTTGGACCCGAGCAACCCAGCGAATCGACGAGCGAGCGAAGAAGATCAGCCCCCGGCAAGTGGCGCTTCTCGTTCTGATGATCGTTCCCTTCACCGTAGCTTTCCTGATCTACTTCGCCTGGAAGACGGTATGGACAGCGATCACATGGCTGGGTGCCGCCTGTGTTGAGGGCTGGGAGAGCGGCAAAGCTCTTGAAGCCAAGCGCGCGGCGGTTAAGCGCGGTGAATCGTGGACTTCCTAGATCGGATCAAGCAACGTCACGAAGTCCTCAAAAACCCAGTCGCACGAGATCTTGGGCAAATCGGAGACTCCTCCCTCGGACATGACTTCTCGCTCTACTCAGCAGTTGAGGGCGACGATTCTGTAGATCGCTTCGCTACAGCGGATGATCTCTTCTCTGTGATCAACCTCCGCGCCCGGCTCATGTCCGGCCTGAACCTGAATCTTTATCGCGGCACCGGCTCGACGCGATCGCTGGTGCAGTCCGGCACCGCCGTTGATCTACTTAAGCACGTCAACCCGTTCTGGACGTGGCGGCGGCTTGCCCGCATGGATGAGCTGAGCATGGGCCTCTGGGGGCAGAGCTTCTGGGCCATCGAGAGTGACAAGATCGGCCCACGTGAGATTTGGTGGCTTAAGCCGTCAAAGATGCACGTGATCCCCGACGAGAACGGATACATCAAAGGGTTCTTGTACGAGGTCACCAACGCCAACTACAAAGATCGTTTCATCCCGTTCACGCCCGATGAGATCGTGTGGTTCCGGTACCCCAACCCACTCGATGAACTTGCCCCGATGTCTCCCTTGCTCGCTGCCGAACGTGCCAGCACAAACGGCGCGGCGATGATGGACAGCAACTCAAAGATATTCAACCAGGGCATGCAGGCCGGAGGCTTCATCACTCCCATCGGGGACAAGATGAGCTTCACCAAGGCTCAGGCTGATGATCTTGAACTGTTCCTGGACACTCGGGTCCGGGGCGCGAAGAACGCCAAGAAGTGGCATGTCCTGCGCTTCGACGCTCAGTTCAAAGAAGCTCAGATCACTGCGAAGGATGCCGAGTACATCAACGGCCTGAACGTCTCACTTCGTCGCGTGTGCAACGTGTACGGCGTGCCGTCCCCGCTGATGAACGATCTCGAACATGCCACTCTGGCCAACGTGGGTGAGCTTCACAAGGTCCTGTGGTCTGACGCCCTCATGCCGGACGCGCAGCTCCGGCAGGATGAGATCACCGAGCAATTCTTGCCCAGGTTCCTCGGGCGGCCCATGCACGCGGAGTTCGACTTCGCCAAGGTTCCCGCGCTCCAAGAGAGCGCGACCGAGGTATGGGATCGGGAGCGTCAGCAGATCGAAGTCGGGTCTCTCACGATCAACGAGTGGCGTGAGAAGAACGGCATGCCGCCGGTCCCGTGGGGCGACAAGTGGTGGGCTCCGGTGAACAAGGGCGCGGTCGGCGGTTCGGAGAGTGCTCCGGCCGGAGTCTCCGCCGATGAGGAAGACGCGGCGGTGGACGCGCTGGCCTACCTCGATATGAAGCATATGGAGCTGAAACACGGCCCCTTGACACTTAACGGTCATGTCAACGGACACGGAAGGAGGGTCCAACACGATGGATAAGCGGCTTAGCTACGCAAGAGGGATGCTCGCGGCTCCTTCCCCGGACGGTGAGCTGGTCTTCACCGCGTCGGCGGAGGGGACGAACCGCTACGGCTTCTCGCTGAATCCCAAGCGTTGGAAGTTCGACAACTTCAACAACAACCCTGTGATCTTGTGGATGCACATGGATCACATGCCCCCGATCGGACGCGGGCGCGCGTCGCTCGACTCCGGTGGGCTGAAGACCTCGGTCCTTTTCGACCGGAATGATCCCTTCGCAGTCACGATCGAGAATAAGTACCGGACCGGCTTCCTCAACGCCGTGTCGGTCGGCTTCGACTTCGTTGACGGCGACGGGGCACCGATCGACGGTTGGTGGTCCATGAGTCCGGAGCAGATGGCGAACGCGTACTACGATCTTGCGGAGGTCTCCGCCGTTCCCGTCCCCGCCGATCCGAACGCTCTCATCCGCCAGCGTCACGCATTGGCGGCTGACTTCGGTCTGAACACGCCTGACACGGTCGAAGAAGCCATCAAGCTTCTCGGCTACCCGGCGGCCACTCTCGCGGCTCTCCGTGGCTCTCAGAGCCGCCCACCGGCACCCGTGCCCC